CTAGTCATATACGTTCCTAGGCGTTATTAGACTTCAGTGAACCGTCAGTTACAGCTGGCGGTTTTTCTTTTTGCATCACTGCAACATCTCCTGACGCAGGTGCGGTAATACCCTGCTCCAGTTATCATCCTTCCATGGTTGAAATTCGATATGCGCCGTTTCTCTCTTGAGAACTTCACGGCCTTTATTCAATGTCCGGGTAAATTCGTGGCCAATTGAATAGAAATGTCCAGCCTTGCGGTGCTCAGCTACCTTCAGAAGAGGGTAAATTTCGCGGCAAGCAGTAATCATCACCGCTCCTGCCCGCCATAACCAAGCTAAGTCACAGAGTTCTTGGTCTGTGAACTGCTTGGCGATCGGTGAGTGTTGAACCTCACGGTCAATGATATCCAGAACCCACCGGCGAAAATCTTTGGCCACTGGGGTTCTAGCAAACATGGCGATCAGGTGAGCGCCACGAAGTGAGAAAACACGAACCTTTTTACGGTAGTTTCCTGAGGTACTCACTTCGAGTACCTGAGTCATACTATTGGTGAACTCATCGGCGTACTTGTTGTAGATCATCGTCACGGCGCGACTATTGGAGTACTGAAGAGCCTTAGCGAGATCTGAAGATGTCAGCCACGTTCCAGTAATGTTTGACACCGGAACCAGCGCTTTACCTTGGAAGTTAAGATCTGATTTTGCTACAATATTCATGTCGATATTTCCTTTCCGGGATTTGTTCGATAAGAGGCCCAGAGTGTTAGCGCACTTCTGGGCTTCGCTTCTTTCAGTAACCATTAGCGCTCGCCTTGCTTAAAATCTCATCGGCCAGTTGCAGGCGATAAAGAACTTCGTTATTTGCAGATCGAAATGAACGCTTTGCCCCCTCAGTAATTTTTTCCTTCATCTCTGCTGGCATACGAACCAGCATGTTATTGCATGCTTTAACTTCAGACTCTTTCATGTGATACTCCATCTATATCGAAACAATATCATGATACTTCATCATCATGATATTTCAACCAAGAAAAGTGAAGTTTGATGAAAAAGATCAAAATAAAATCCGGGTTTTGGGAGAGAGTATCCAAAGCAAGAGCGCTTAACTCACTGACACAAAAAGAGTTAGCCGAACTTGTTGGTGTATCTCAAAGGCAAATAGCTGCATACGAAAATGTCGAATCCGAACCTCGAGAACGAACTTTAATGAAGTTAGCAGAGGCTCTTGGCACAACGCCAGAATGGCTAGCATCTGGGGAAGGTGAAAGCAGGATTAAGGCTAGGATATCCCCTGCTGATACAGCCAGAAAGATTCCTATCATCGATTTGGAAGATGTTTTTTATCACCTAATGACTCCAGAACGGGAGCGCAGCGGCCTAAAATATCATCCAACTGCCCTCGAACTGTCAGATCTTGCGTTTGCACTGATAATGACTGACGAATCAATGCAGCCTTTGTTTCCTTTGGGCTCGATAGTGATTTTTGAACCATGCATTTACGCAAAGGGTGGTGACTTTGTGGTTGCCGCTCAACTAGACAAACCTTCCATATTCCGACAGCTTTTGACGGGTGTAGATTCTGCAATACTGTCACCATTGGATACGCGCTACCCCACGGATACCTTTGAGAAGACAAATACTGCATTAATACCTGCAGTAGCTGTTGAAACATATCTTCCAGCCAGAGAGAGAATGTGGGACCGTGACGGATACGAGCCTTTTTTGGGTATTGGTAGAGAAAGTTTTCAGACGAAATAGAATAGACCAGACTTTTAAAGAGCACCGACTGGCATGATTAAACCGCCAGTGGAGGCGGAAAGATAGGGTTGCAAGATAATATTACCCGTTGGGTAATTTGATGAGATGCGAGGCAGGATTGTAATGCACATATTTTCAGAAAAAGAGTCAATCGCACTTGACTATGCTAAAGGTTATGAGCAATTGAGGGCAATACATTACATTATCAATGGAGAGTGGGATTAATATGGATAAGAATAGCTCCAACATTAATTTACTAAAAATAGTTGCAAGTTTTATGGTGATGCTTATCCATGTATCTGCTGTCAACTTCCCAAAACTTGGAAAGGCAGAGTGGGATGTATCCAATTTTTATAATTCGTTCTCACGTGTTTGCGTCCCAATTTTCTTTATGATCTCTGGTTATTTTCTTATCACAAGAGACGAATCTGCTACAACATTCTACAAGAAGAGATTTACAAAAATAATCCCT